TGGGATATACCCAGCCGTAATGGTATGGCCTTGACCTATCACCATAGAATCAAGATGCTCTTTGTTTTTCTTTGTAAATTTACTCATCTTGCTTTAGTATTTTGGTCTCCTCGAGAAGGAGCCGGGTTAGTTTTATCTCTTGATCTACGAGCAGATTGGTTTTTGTCAGCCTGCCTTTGTTTCTTTTTAGTACCCTCTTGGGGATCAATATTACCACCCTGATCTTCTAAAGGAACTCTTGGTTCTTTTTCATCTGGTGAATCATAACCCATTGCCCAAGCATATTGATCTTGGCTAATGATACCTGCCTTATATAATAAGTCAAGGTTCTGTATCTTATATTGGAGACCCTGTTGGATTTTAACTTCATCAGAAACGGTAGAAGTTCCCCAATCAATCTTTATTCCCTTATTATTAAAACCTGCCAGACGCAGTTCTAGAGAATAAATTCTATCCAATACGTAAGCTACAATCATTTGGATATTCTTTAACTGGCTAATCATCTTAGATAACATTATGCCAGTTGCACCTTCACCAGTAGTAGATGATACCCCAATTATAGAACCATTAACTCCTAAACCATTAGCTACTGATTGTTGGTTCATATTCCAAGGCTTCTCTATATTACCCAATTCCTTGGTAGTAGAGTTAAGCTTGAATTCATGATCATCAATGTAACCAGTAACTATACCATCCTTTAATCCCTCTCGAAGATTCTTCTTAAGGTTTACAAGGATTCGATTTAATCGGTTTTCATAAGCTGATGAAGATTCACTTGCCATCTGATCAGGTTTTGCCATCTTAGCTTCAAGGAAACCAATCATACCGGCAACTTCCATGATATGCTTGAAATTAATCTTCATATCATGTTGAGTTTTTAATGAATCAAGAGAAGTCATAAATGGGGGAATCCCATAAGGCTCATCTGTATCATTAAACATACCAGAATAAATATAGGTTTCTGTATTTAGCTTTATGTAGTCTTCTCTCCGATTATTGGTAAAAGCTACGTTCTTTTGGTAAGGTTGGTAAACTCCATTGTTTTCCCTTTTGAATACTATATTCTCAGGTCTTAGGAATAGGATAGTTGCTAATCCTTCTAGTTTATCATCTGGAACACATTCAATAGAAATAGCTCCACTAACTAAGAGTTGAACTATCATTTTGTTTACTAACCCATCAATCCCAGCAGAATACGTTGACCATTTTTTGGTAGCATTCTTTAGATGTTCCCTCATCTTACTTGCTTCCTCATCCGTATTATTAGGGAATGTAATTAAGTGACCAGTATTAGACAACTTAAACATATCCTGAAGAGCTATGCCAACATCCGGATTTACCTTATATAAATCTCGAATGAAAGGTATTATCTCTGTACGGAAAGAAGGACTTACCATATAAGTAAGCCCTTTTAAGGAAGAAATAAAATTAGAATCTTCTGGAACCGATACCCTACCTGGAGATACTGAAGGAACATTGTTAGGTTTTTTATTACCCTCAGCCTGTGGCATAGTGGGAGGATCTTTCTTCCCAAATGGCCATTTGAAACTAATCTTTTTCATTTTGGTTGTACAATTATGTTAGTCTTTCCTTTTCGTATATGATTGCATATTGCTTTTCCGAAAATAGAGTCATCAGAATAGACATCACCTTCAAGGTCTATATCTACTGCTGAATTGTTTGCCCTATGCTTACCCATTGCTACTGGTCTACCTAAACCATCATAGATAAAAGTATAAGCTTCTTGAACGAAAAATGGATCTTTTATTATAACGTCTTCTTCTCGAATATCTTGTTCAAGATTCTCGATGATTACTGAACGATTCTTTTGAGTAGTTAACCATCCTGGAGATTTATCTACCTCTGGTCTACTCTTACCCTTTTTCTTCAGCATCTTTTGATAGTAATACAATTTGGGATAGCCCTCATCTTGAAGCTTGGTAGTTACAGCCATACCAACATCATTGGATTCTGGAGCAATAGTTGCCCAATTATACAATTGGCCAGTATCTCCCAGAAGTTTAGCATACTTATCTATAGGTATTCTACCTTTAAATACTGCTTGTTCTTCTCCTTGCTTATCCATACAAGTAAAAGCTGAGTAGTCAGAAGCTCTACCAGTTGAAACGTCTGCCCCGATAAAATATTCTTTATCTGATTGAGGTTCAAGATATTGCCTATACTGACCATTAAACCTTTTCTTAATAACTGGGTAATCACTAAGGCAGTCTTCGATAGCCTTTATATCAGCTAAATCGAAGACTGTATTTCCTGATGATAAGAAGTCACCGTCTATTTCTTGAGCAGTTCTCTTTGGGCCAAGAGCAGAAGCCATTTGCTTATACCAGTTTTCATCTCGTTCTGGGTGCATTTGCCAATATAACCGGATTGGGTTAAATGGATTACCTCCTGCAATGGCATCTACCCAAGTAGAATGGTAAAAGTTCCCTACGCCATAAGGAGTATTTTTATTTATAAAGTTATACTCTTCTTGCCCTCTCCTCTTCTTGTTAAAGTTATAAGTTATATAACTATGATGATCTTCTACGGTTATATCGTAAATGGTAGTTTTAAATTTACGTAAAACTTTTAGAGTAGATAACTTTACCTGATTACTCCTTTTATCAGATAATATCTTACTGATATAGGATCTAGCTGATTTGAGAGACATAGAGTTAAATACTGAGTTCTCCTTGATAAATTGAGTTATACCTTTCTGTTCTAATTCTCTAGTCTCTATTGCATTGAGAACTATAGCTAAAGAATCTAAATCCGTAAAACTTTTACCAATTCTAGTACCCAATTTAAGTCCATAGGAATAAAGATTTGCTCTTTGAGTATTCTCTTTTCTAGATATTACTTGTAGATTAGTTACCCAATTATGATGAGGTACACAATCTATGTGATCAATCACTTGGTCTTTTCCCACTTTAAGATCTGTGAAATGAGATATTACTAGATCAGCCATTCTAAAATGTTTAGAAGACCGATCCTTATGAAGAGTAACTCTAACGTATCCATCATCATTAGGTTTTAAGTGTTTTTTATACCACTTACCTGCCCTTAAATACTTTAGTTCTCCACGATTAGAGATCTTATAATTAGGATAATCTTTTACTGTCTTCCATACTTCTTTTTCAGGCCACATAATTCTTGGCGGTTCCTGTAATTCTGATAGACCAGTTTTATAGAGAATTACTTTTTCTTTTTTCTCTATGATATCCTTTACTGACATCCACCCATGTAAAGTATATAATTTATGATTTAGTGTACAATTAAGAGTAGTTCCATATTTGGTTTGAATCTTCCAAGTTTCCAGTTTACCTTTATTTACTGAAGCTATGATCCTTTTCCATTCTCCTTTATGGGTTAATACTTTCAAATTACTAACATAAGATAGATCTACAGCACCAAACTTCTTAGGGCAAATATCTTTAATCCTAAGCAAACCTTTATCTGTAATTATCTTAGTATTACCAGTAACACAAGAGTTTACGATAGCCGATCCACCAGTATTATGATTAATGTATCCATTAGTAGTAATATAACTATGATTATCCTCAACATGAACATCATATATGGTAGATTCTTTTTCTTCTATCAAGGTCAGTTTAGATAAATAAACTGGGGTTCTATTCAAAATATTATTTAAAGTTCTTCTAGAAATATCTAAACCATACTTTGATTTTAGAATACCAGATAGATAAGCATAGGATTTATCCTTATATTCTTCTCTTAAAGCCAATATTAAACCATGGGTTACTGGGTTAATCTTACCAAGAATGTTTGATAAGGTAGCTCCAATAGAAAAATCCCTACCCCTTTTTATATTCTCAGAATTAGTTATTATCTGTAGATTAGTTACATAGTTGTGTTCTTTATTACAATCTATGTGATCTACAAAATAACCTTCTGGAATTGGTCCTATAAAAGCTTGGGCTACTAATCTAGACACTTTTTTAGTATAGGTTTTACCATCTTTGGTTAACCCAACATCATAATAGCTTTTATTTATATGCTGTTTTACTTCTTCGAATCCACCCTTAGAATTTTTCCTTAATACTCTACCTAAGTTAGTTACAAAAAATCTTGGAAAACCCATTATGGGTTTTATCTTCTCTAATTTAGGGGGGTTGGTAACAGGAGGCTTTATTAACTTCTCTATGCCTAAATCAATTTGAATAATATCAAGATTCTCTGATAGAATCTCTGAAGCTTTTTTCCAACCATGAATAGTAAGGAATCTATGTTTTGGAGTACATTCAATTTCTACACCTTTAGAATCCCTTAATAATAGGGTTTTTAATTTGCCCTTATTTTGAGACCATAAGATTCTCTTCCATTCTCCAGTATGGGTAAGAGTATATAGATTAGAATCATATAAATCTTTTACACCTTTCTTTTTAGGACCTATCTCATCCATACGAATAGTCCCTATCTCTGAACCATATTTATTTTTGGTTCTAGGTAATTTTATAGATTTTTTGTAAAAGATTTTGTAACTCCCTGATAAACATGATAAAGTCGGGAAGGCCGCGGCCCAGATTTGAGCTGCCCATCTTACTATTGCTGCCTCATCAATAACCAGAAGAGAAAGGGATTCCGAACGACCAGCTTCTGAAGATGTAGGGATAGATTCTATGAAAGAACCATTATCGAATTCTATCATAGAAGCAGATCCAAATTCTCCAGCTCTACCATTTATAATCGGAGTTTGAAGATACCAGGGAAGATTCTTATACATGAACTTAATCTTCTTGAGTACCTTTTTAGCTGTAGTATCCTTAATGGAGATAATGTTTATCTTCTTATTCGGATGGTACATCGCTAACCAAAGGCAGTACATAGAAATAAGTTCTGTAATACCAGCCTGACGAAACTTTAGTAAAATGTTGAATCTCTCTTTTACGAACTGGTATAGTACCGATTTCTGGTAAGGATATAGTTCGAATCTTACCTTTCCTCTTACTGGGTGTATCACATAACAAAAGAGACTAAAGAGAAATACATCATTAGGAACTTTAGCCAGTATCTCTAATTCCTCTCTTGTAAGGTTTGTATTTTCTGTTATAATCTTTTTTGCCATATCAAAATTTATATTGAACTGAAAACTCTAAATCAGTACCTATTCCCGATTGGAATTTCGGGTAGTAGAAAGCATTGATTCCGAGTTTGTAATTAAATTGGTTAGTCTTGAACTCAATTCCAATACCCATGTCTAACAAGTTATTGAAAGGTCTGTATTTACCATAGATGTAAGGATTAAGTGAAAATCTCTTTATCCTTTTCTGGGTTAATTGACCCTCATACCAGTTATAACTGTACTTATTCAGGTCGATTTGAAATGATCTAGTTGAATAAGTATTGGATTCCTTATTGAGTAGACTTAAGTTCAATTTATTCCTCTTTAAAACAAATTGAACCAGAGAATCTTGTTTACTGATTAGAGGCTGTCTTATGGAATTATCAGGAAGAGAGTCTGACTGCTTCTTACCGTAAACTAAGATTCTATCTGGTTCTTTTTTCTCTGAAAACTTTTTTTCAGGTTTAAAGGATTTCTTGATGTAAACTGTATCTGGGATTTCATTGACCGCTTGTTCCAGAGAATTAACCTCTCGAGAAAGTTTGTAATTCCTGAAGCAAAGGTAAATAGTAAATCCTATTAGTATTAACGTAACGATATTTTTGGCTTTCTTCATAAACTAATATAATTTTAATAAACCCAGTACAAAAGAAGAAAAAAACCTCCTAAAAAAAGAAGAATAAAGAATACAAGATAATATATTTCCAATCAATGGTTGTATACAACCATTGATTACATTGGTTGATGGAATCAACCAATGTAGGTAGAATGAATAATGATTATTATTGATACCTACCTATTGAGGTTAATTGTATAGAAGGTTTTTAAGAAGGAATTCCTGAAAGGGAGGAAGTTTTTCCCTTCTAGTACTTTTTGACACTTTTAAAGTCTTTTAACATTTAATCAAATCATCAACTTACCCTAGTTCTCTTAGTCTTTAAGCTCCTAGCATGCTTTCTAGTAATATTTTCTCCTAATATTAGGGCCTTACTCGGTTTCTTTTCAACCAACTTTGGTGAAATAGCTTCATACCAACCCTCTATTTGAGAGGCGCAAGCATCTAGTAAATTTAAATATTCCATCTTCTTAGCTTCGAATGATTTTAACATTTTAGGCAATAAAAATCGGCTTTTTGAAACCGATTTTAAATTTGGGTTCAAACTCCAGTAATAAGAAGCTAAAGCACTACTAAGTTTAGATTCTTCAGCTAGTACTTCTGATTCTAACTTCATTAATTTATATATTAATTTCACTTTAGAACCAGGTAGGTTTTTAATAAAATCCTCAGGTAATCTTGGTAAAGTTTTCATATTATATTTATGGTATTAAGTTAGTTATATATATATGTATAATCCAATAGTCTACTTATCGGAGGCGTTTCTAATGCACCTTTTAAACCAAATCCCAATTTCTCCAACTGCCCCTTTGGCAATTGTATACCTTGCCTTGTTAAGCCAGTAAAGATAATTGCCTTCATCCATGAAAATCTTGTAGGGTTTAGGAAATCCCATGATTGCCTTGAAATCCAAAATCCCAAGAGGATAACCATCGGGTCGGAATTGTCTATCGGCAGGTCTCAGTGTTAAGGGGGATTTATCTTCTTCCAATCTGTATACTCCTGGGAGGGTACTCATCTTTGCTGTTTTAATTGGCCATTTCTTTTCAGCATGGAATGCTCCTACCCAAAGTCTATGTATTTTCTTTACTGTAAGATTTTTCTTTTCGGGAAGTTTTCGATAGTCATACATTGCCAGGGTTTTATCCAAGGGTATGTTATAATTTAATGGATTCTGGTAATCGTTAAGTAGATTTCTAGTAATTGTTGGGTTTTTTACTTGAAATACTTCATTGAAAGCATTCAAATATTTCTTACCGGTTTTTCTATGTACTCCGATGATAAGTAATCTCTTTCGTGATAACTGTGAGTTCCCATAATCAGAAACCGACCTTTCGTGAAAAATAAGTTTATAATCTTCGAAAGTTTTTTGAAGGTATTCCTTTGGTAGTAGAGATAGCAAACGAGGTAGATTTTCTATAAGAAATATCTTAGGCTTATAATGTAAGATTGATTGAATCACTAGATTCAAGGATTTATTCTCTTGTGGATTGCCCAATTCTTTTACTTTTGAAAGCCTCATAATGGAGGATGCTCCACAATCTGGGCTTGAAAGTATGATGTCTGGCTTACAGTCTGGAAAAGTTCCATCTTTATAATAAGGTATATTCCCAAAGTTTAATTTCCACTGTTCTAGACCCTTAGTATAAAATACTCCTCTAATTTCTATATTAGCTATCAAATTCTTTCTAAAAGGAAACAAAAGGATGCCTGCACCCGCAGACACCCCTAATACTTTTAATTTTTTCATTTCTTGTAGCTTCTCAGTTTTATGTAAGACATCCATGAAAAGGGTAATCTTTCTTTGAGATAATCCCATTTGGTATCATTCGAATGAGCTTCTTCTTCGAAACTTACGTCATGATATCGATCATTCTGTTTATCCCAACCTGCAAAAGCGAGGATGATCAAATATTCGATTCCATACCATAAGTAGAAGAATCCAAAAGCCATTATAGGGATAATCCACCAGGGAGCCCCCAAACCAGTTACTATGATACCAATAATCAACCCCAGAATAAAGCATTCTATCTGTTGTACCTGATGAATACACTCATGATTTATATTATCCCATTCATATACCTCTTCATCATACTTGAAGAAAGAATTGAAAAATAAGGTTATTGCTGTGTAATTCTTGGCTAGAATCAACTTTGCTAACCAATTATTGAAGTGACATCTTTTCATAACTTATTTTTGAAGTTTTCGTAAGCATTTCTTAATTTCTGATCGTAAGCATTCTGGGCATATCCAGGGCCATTATATTTTTTGGCAAATCCTGCCCAGTCTTTTTCCTTGAGTTCTTTCAAACAACCCGAGTTATTCATGAAATAATACATCAATTCCAATTGTTTTTCGTGAGATTCTGACATCTTATGAACGAAATCAAAGACATCTTTACATCCACAAAGGTTGTGATTGAATCCCATGATCTGGAACATTCCCCAACTTGTGGCTTTTAAAGCACATTCTTCATCAATTTCCTTAGCTAATTCGAGCCTTTTGTACTCTCCTAAGCCCCCAAAATACTTCGATTTATCCCATTTTGGATAAAATACCGTAGAAAATCTCTTACAAAGATAATCTAAGTCTCTATCTGGGAATTTTTTGTGAAATTCCTTGTACATAATGTGTCCTTCAAAAAGGATTTGAGGTCTACCATCGGATAAAAATCCGTCTCTATCAGCAGCTTCTACTATCTGTACTGCTTTTAAGAGAGCTGGTTCTATACCCAATCTGTTAGCCAGATCTTTAATCATTTCATTCGTTAATTTATCTTTCATAACTTTAGTGTTTTAAGTTCAATAAACATTGAACAGTATTGCTCATATCCCTATTTTCTAAGTTCTTTGTGTTCTATTATTTCATATAACTTATAAATAATGCAATATGAATAGGATGAATCGATGCCGTATATGTGGCAAACTCATTAATTTAGAGGATTTTGATATAAATCGAGAGATCCCTAAACTTATGAAAGCTCAGGATGTTTGTTATAGCTGTGCTTTTTGGTTTAATCGTTTGGAATACGATAAAAAACTTGAGAATGAGAAGAAAATTGCAGTGATTACTCCAGATTATTCTCATTGGATAACTCGAGTACCCGGAGATATTTTAATGGTTCCTTCGGCTTTCGGAGGAATTTACCAAACTAAACTTCAACCAATCAACACTTTAGGGGTTATAGATCGGAATAAGAAGGATCTATACATTATCAGATACAATAACATCACTCACCAAGGCACTATACCGGAGCATCTAAGAAAACTTTTTAAAGTAAACGGAGTATTCCTATCTCCACAGGAATACAAAATGCTAGAAGATTACCAAGGCAATGCCTATGAATTTATTAAAAATAAAATAGATAATTTTCAATAATCAAATAAATTTAGTATATTTGCATAAACAATTAATCAAACGAATTATGAAAGAAAAATTAAAAGAGGGAACAAAGGTAATCTACTCAAATTCAGAGAATCCTACACTGATGGAAGAAGTAGAAGTAGTTTCAGTAGATAAAAAAGAGGGAGTTGCTACTCTGAGTAATAAGGTAAAGGTAACTAGATTGCCTAACTTGGATAGAATTTATAAAAGAGTAGGCAATAATCTTCAGGGATTTGCCTTACCAATGAATCCTGAAAATGAGGAAAGGTTTAAAAGGTTCAAGGCCTATTTCTCTATCAAAAGATCCATAGAGAAATTATCCTCTTATGGAGAAGATATTAAAGGATGGGAAATCTCTAAATTAGAGAAGGTTCAAGGCAGATTATCCAAGGTAATCAACTTAATCGAAGAAAAATAATGTGGGGGATTCTTTACACAGTATATGCCGTTTGTTTTTTGCCAGCAGTGATTCTTACTAAGCTTTGTAAGAGATACTTGGGTTTAAATGAATTCATTACTTTCATCAGTATCTGGTTGGTTTTGCCTTTGTTTCCAATATATTGTTTAATCAGATACTTAAAACATTTGAGATTATGAGACATTATTTCGATTCAAACAACAATTACAGAGGTTGGTCTGCTAGTACTCAAGAACTTATACAGTACGTATTGTTCTTGATCCTATTCCCAGTTACAATCATATTTGGGGTATTGGGCTTCCCTTTAATTTATTTGGGTTGCTACTTTAATCAAGGTAAATTCTGGGAGAAGAATAAAATAGGCCTTACATTTGCCTTAGCATTCTGGGTAATTGCATTATTCGTAATTTAAAAGAGAAGCTAGATTGGATTGCCCAAAAATTGGGTCACATGAAAGAAACCTCTAGAGAAGAAAAAGAAGAAATACTATAATAGAATGTTTCATTCATAAGAAAGATAGATGTAAAATTCCGTTAAAGATCCTGGACCCTTAGAGAAGGTAATCCAGGATCTTTTTTTTAGTTAAAAACTATCTGATATAGGGTCCTATAATCATGGGCATCAGTCTTATTAGTCAATCGTAAAGATACCTCATCTACTATACCAGTACCATTACTTAAGAATATTTCCCCTCCGTAATTTTTAAGACCTAATCCACTAACTGAACTTTTAAGTGTGAGAGATCTAGATTCACTGGGTGTTTCTAGTTTAAGCTCATAATCCTCTAACAGATCTTCTCTAAAAGTACACATCAGAAAGTATTTGATATCTGAACTGAAGTCATAATTGCTATTCATCTTAATTTTACAATGATAGATAGGATAATTGGAACCATCATCATTAGTACCCACATTTACAAAATTAAAATAAGGTATAAAATCCAGAGTACCTACCTTCTTTGGATAACCAGAAAATTTTATCAGTGAAGCCGTGTAGAAAGGCGTACTATTTTGCAATATCCTAACCTCTTGGGATTTATCCCCTGCAGTCCTTACTAATAGGCTAGTAGACCTATCATTTGCAAATGGATGGGGATCTGCCGTTATAGTAACCGACCCATCCCCTTGCCCAGAATCTTGGCTAATTGTAATAAAATCTTTTTTCATATCTTTAAGCTTTTAGTGTTATTTAAGGTATAAAGGGAGATCTTGAGATCCCCCTTTATAATCACCTAACCCTGTGTAATAGGAGAGAACTATTCTTATATGTAACTTAAAAATTATTTAGAGTATGAGAAAGAACTTTTTAAACATCACTCCAGAGAGTGGAAATGGAAATCAAGAAGTAACTATTAATGCAAAAGCTAACATTTCTCTAGAAGATCGAGAAGAGATGTTGAGGATCAGATCCTCAACAGGGAAAGAGGCTTCTGTAAGAATAATCCAGGAAGGTATCCCTTTTATTGCTAGTGTCAGATTAAGATATCAGAATGTAGTCCCAAGGATTTCTACTAAGAAGGTATATATTAATATCTCCTCTCAGTATAATACAGGTAATATACCCGGTATCTCTACTACAACGGTTCAAATAGCTAATGTAACTACCGATATTCGGTTTGGTTTCTATTTTTCTCTATTGATCCGAAAAAGTGTATTAGACGAAATACTGCCCATTGATCCAAGTAAGGGAGAGAGGATAGTATTTTGTAATAATACCGATTTGAATGGCGATGGGAAAGATAGTATAAGCCCTTATGTAAGGGAAGAGATAAATATTGAGGGTACTCAATTCTATTGGATAGATGCAGGATCTATGGACCCTATTATGCAAGGGAACCATGAAGCAACTATTGGATTAGGGTACTTTTTAGATGGAGTAGAGCTAATCCAATTGCATAAAGAAAGATTCCATATTTACCTTTCATAGGAGGAGCTATTTTACTAAGAAATTTAATATTTATACCGATTGATTTTATGGTAACAGTAGAAAGAATTAGAGATGATAGTGAAAAGAGAATACTAGGGTGTTCTGAGGGTAATAGAGTTTGATATCAGATGTGGATTGATCCCGGAGATATGCTAAGAATAGAACTCTTATTGGAGGGGGGAGTAGAACTTGGATGATAGAACTTCAGAAGTATTATGTATTCTTTTATGAGAGAAAGAATGGTAGGAGGATCTTAGGGAAGGATAGGGTTAAGAAGATATTGGATACCCTTTTATAGAAAGGAAAGCCAGGGATGTTTGGTCTCTGGCTTCTTTGTGTGAAGTATATGGGGTTATAGTATAACCTCATATAAACCTTTAATATGTAAGTGTATGAATAAAAGTTTTTAAGTGTATCTCCAAGTGAGGATAATGGTAATGCTCAAGTAGTTATTAATGTTAGGGAAAATATGTCTCTAGATGAAAGGTCTGAGAGCCTTAGAATCCGAACGAGTAATGGAGTAGAGAAGCAAGTGAGGATTACTCAGGATCCTGGTATGTTCTTCTCCCCTACTATGCAAGTATCTGGCATCCAGGTAGGACAAGGTGAGAAGAAGTTTATTTGAGGAATTCTTCTTTGATCTTAATCAAGGAGGGTCTACTTATTCACTTGAGGATAAGAGAAAGGAGTTAGAAGATCTTGATAGTGGATGGTATCTTAAGGATGATTGGTCTTATATTGGTTGTAATTGGAATATGGACTCTTCTGAAGGTTCTTATATTCCTTCTGTTACTTTAGATTATGATAACGGAGAAGGGGAATATAAAACGATATTCGAATGGATCTTTTCGGATGGTATAGATAATATATTACCTCAGTAGGGATTGGGAAGTTCTGGTATGCCCTTAATACGAGGAGGTAAAATCATGGTATACTAAAAAGGGGGAAGAATCCTCAAGGTACCTCTTAATGCGTAGAACAAAAATTTCCTGGTAGTTTTAGGGGCGAACGGTTACGTTAATTTTAACTTTTGAAAAATAAAGATAAGGGACAATGTTTTATTGTCCCTTTTTTATTTCAGTCTTTAAAATACTCGTTTTCTTCGTTATTTAAACTTTCTTTTGTATCCTTATACATTTGCTTTATTAAAAGAAATAATGCAGCAAATAAAGCTATATTTAATAATATCATAATGTTTTAGATTATAATAGGGAGTATTTTAAATACTCCCTTTTGTTATTTTACTTATTATTTATTTGCATCTTTTACTATCTCTAAGCCTTTTTTCAAAATAACTTTCTTTTCTTCTTTAGTGTTTTCGCTTGCAATAGAAGCAAATGAAAAATCATTTAAAACGTATGCAGATTTGTAGAAATCTAAAAAAGCACTAATTAATTTTTCTGATTTATTTTCAACAATGGTTGAAAGCATAGAATAAGTGTAATTTCTTATTTTCTTTCTTGCTGCCTTTTTCTTTTTCTCATTCATGCCATCAAACAAACTATTTTTATAAATTTCTGTTTTTTGTCCTAAAGAAGTTTTTAATAGTCCGTTTGTTTTTTCTTTAGTTGTTTTAAACAATTCATTAAAAGAAATAGTTGCGTTTGCTTTACTTGTTGCAATAGCTTTTTCTACATTCACATTGTTTACTTTTGTTGTTGACATAATAAAAATACATTTAGTTTTTATGTTTATTTTATTATTCCCTTTTCTCTATAAAACTAAATGATTTATAAGAAAAAGAGAAAAGGAATTTGTTTTATTTCTGTATTGCAAATATAAGAACTATTTTTTAATCTACAAAATTTTTTAGAAAATTATTTTCTTAAAAAGTTTTAAATAAAATTTTTCAAATATCTTTTGTTTTTCTCACATTGCAAAGATACGAACTTTATTTTAATCTACAAATATTTTAGAGAAAAATTTTCAAGAAAATGAAATTTTTAAAAATCAAAAATTTTAAAATTAAAATTTGCAAAAATCTAAAAATTGGAGAGGTTTTTAGATTGCACCCTAAAAAGTAGTTTAAAATTTGCACTTAAATTTGGGGGTACGTTCAAGCTTAAAATCACGTACGCTTTGTAGCTATATAGATTACCTGTATGAATAGAGAGTAAGGTTGTTCAGGTTGGGTATACCTATATACTCATAGGCCATTAATGGTACCCTCGTAGTAAATATCCCATATTTGCTCTTTGAATATTCTAGAAGGCTTATAGGTATAGGAGTATTAGAGCCTAATTACCTAATATAAGGCCATGGATAGCGATTTTGAAAATAGGTGTAGAGTAAGAACATAAAAAGGTCCAGTACCAAAGTTAGGCCTGGACCAAAGTTAGGCTTAGTAGAATTAATTAGCAAGTGAAAGGAACTGTTACCATGACCAATGTAGACCATATATGTATTAGGGGCATTTCTAGTGAAGCTTCGGGATCGAAAGGAAATACCTGATGTAATTGATTAGAGATTTCTAAAGATTCTTCTGGGGTAAGTGTATCGGGATCCTTAATGGTAAAGGACCATAGGTGAAAGCCTTGTTCCTCATGGTCGATAGTGTTAATGGATATTAGGGTTAACCGTTCTGGGATTTGGGTTTCCTGGATTTCAGAAAGGATAGGATAAATGTAATCCTTGATCCCCTGTTCAAAAGAGGGGTAGGCATCAGATGCAGCAATTAATGAAAGATTAATACTCTTTGCAAAATTAAATTCAGTATTTAAAATACTTGTTCTCATAAGTCTATCTTTAATTAGTTATTATTACAATGCAAATATAAATATAATCTATTATATATGCAAATCCCCAATTGCCTTATAGGGGTACCTAAGGGCCTTGATTATATTTTTAACCCTTGAGGCCATGAATGGAGATTGCCATAATCCTAATTTGCCTTATAACCTTTACCCTATATAATAACCTTATACCTAATAAGGCAATCAAATCAAGGTACCCTTAAATCACAAAATGTCCTAGAATTATTGCATTTATCAATAATATAAATACTAATGCAATAACTTACATAGTTACTAGGATAATTGCCTAATAATCCCCTATGATTGCCCATAAAATCCTATTTCTAGGTACCTTGAAGGCAAATATAAATCCCCAAGAGATCCCCATTGCCCCATAAATCCCAATATCAGTAAAAGGCAACATCCTACGAACAACCGTACACTGCCTTTTTAACACGTAGCCTATTTTATCAACTACTATATAATATATACTAATAAAAGGTATCTAGGCAAAAGGCAAATAAGGGGCCATTAATCGACTAGTGTACTATAGCTTTAGTACACTCCTACATACGTTTGTAGCTATATGACTATCTGTATTATATTTACCTTTTACCTTCACATACCTTACCTTATATATATATATAATAAGCGGCCATTAATGGTACTGGGATTATGAGGATTTTATGGAGATTAGGTGCCTTTTTATTGCCTTTTTGTGATTACCTTAAAATGAGCCAAGTAGCTCTAGAGTATAGTAGCTATATAGTAGTGTGGTATGTTTTGTATAGTAACTAAGGGGGATTGCCTTGAGGTACCTCAAATTTTCGAAACCCCCGGGGATACCTTGTATATGTATCTTAGATATGTATTATATGATATGAGGTAATGATGGTATATGGTAATAGGTATTAGTGTATTATATGAGGTATAGGATATGATTATATTGATTAGGTATATAGGATGTATACCTTTAGTGTATAGGTTCTTTATTATTTCTCTTTTTGTTTTTGTTTGGGAGGGGGGTATTGGTTATAGGTACCTTTGTATTAGGATCATTAAGGTGGTATATATTATTAGGATTAGGATTTGTGATATTATGTACCTTATTTTGTTTGTTAGGTGGGATTGGTGGGTATCCTCATTGTGTATGAGGATTAGGGTGATGATTAGGGATAGGATTACCTTTAGGTATGTGATATTCATGGTAGTGGGATTATATCGATTATGGTTATATCACTTTGTAATATCTCTCTTAGCCTTTGCCTTATGAATTTTGAGTGAAGATGATTTTTGTTTATTTCTTGGTGGGGGTAGCGGAGGTAGGGATTTAGTTCCTCAGTTCTGTAGGGGATTACCATTTCCTCTGTGAAACCCTCTGTGTAGTCTTTAGTGTGACCTGGTACCTCGAAAGATACCAGGAATTTTCCTTTTGTTAGCATGGCTCTATTTCATTAGTTAGTATTCGGATATCGGTATATTGATTCATGTATTCCTCTTCTGAGGATATGTCTAAGCATTTACATGCTATGTAGTGACCGTACATTGATATACCCGATTCATAGCCCTGGTCTTCATTTAGGAAGTAGGCTAATCCCAATGTACTGATTTCGATTACGGGGTATGGAGGTTCTCCATTGGTTGCTTCCTTATCGAAAGTAGCAAAGTCGTAAGTATCCGTATTATCAGTCATGGTAGCAAATATTTCTATTAGCCAAGTAAAGTCCTCTAAAGGTACTTTATCTAGCCATTCCCATCCGATTGGGTAATCGTTTATTGTTATGGTTAAGGTTGAATTTAGTTTCATATTTTGTTAGTTGAGTTGAGGGTTAAAAGCGGATTGGGTTGGTTTAATATTTCTGAGTAGAACACAAGTTAGATTATGATTTTGATCGAGAACTCCCACTATTACGTAGAAGTATAGAGGATCCTTTGGTATATCAAATATGAATGCTGATACCATTCTACCTTGTAATTCTATTCGTTCGATATGGGTATTTTCTAGTTTCCCATTTAGTAGTACATGAGATAAATATTCTTTGATAGCTTGGGATTCTCTTTCTGGTTTGAAATCCCAGGTGTTTAGCATATCGTTAAACCATTCAGGATTATCGCAGAGTTTTATTAATTGGTTTTTGATGTATTCAGTAGTCATTTTCCGTAATGTTTTAGTTCTTTGTTATACTCGGGGTATTTATTCTCGTAGTAGTCATAAAGATAAGTGTATTCGTCATCTCCAGACCAGCAATCTATGAAGTATTCATATTGATCCTCTGTTGCTTGTTGTGATGGGTGTATATGCAAAGTGTATTTGCAATAATGTTCCCATACCGTTTTTGGTTGGAAGTTATTCTTGGTAGGGAAAAGCATGATAGCTACCATGGTAGCTATCAAGGCAATTAGTATTAATTTGATTCTAGTCATGATCATAAGGGTTTAGCGATTACTGATATAAATCCTTGTGGGTATAGAGTATAAAGGATTTGGTAATCCCCATTTGGCAAGAATACTTTCAAGATATTTGCTAGCAATGGGTAGATTTTCCATTGGTTATCTTCTAGGAAGGTTATCCAGTCATTTATTTCCTCATCCGAATAGTTCCCAGTGAGTTGAATGTGATAGGTTTCTTGATCCGGGACAAATACATTGGTTACTACCTGAATCTCATTGGATTCCTTTTTGTATTGAAGAATGGGATACCAGATACCTTCGGTTTTCCATTTATTAAGTTGGAATAGGGACATACCCTGTTCTAGAGTGTTAAGCAGTTTATATAAGTTTATCATGGGAATTAGTGTTTTAGTGACTGAAATAATTTAGAGATATACAAGGACTTTATAAGATCAGGAGTAAGGTGATCTTCTTCCCATGTTACGAGAGCTTTATATAGTTCATCATAGATATTTACCATATCTTCGTCCTGTTCTTCATCTTGGATAAATTCCCAGAGATGTTTTTTAAGTTTGTTGAGGATTTCCTCTTGGTGATCTGGAGATAATTTGGTAATACCAAAGATGATTGCCTCTACCTGTGAAGGTGAGTAATCACGGTATTGGTCATCGGCACCTTCCGTTAAATCCATATGGGAGATAAGGTTTTCATTTAGGTTTTCGAATAAGGTTTCTTCTGAAGAATAAATAATAAGGTAGCCAGAAATGGAAGAAGCAAGAGGGTCATTGCCCAAATCGATTGAGTAAACTTGGATACCTCTGTTATATGAATTAATGTAGAGCCCATCGGTATAGTCATAAGTATAAATGGGATGGGAAGCAAGCAAGTTGCCGATGTCGATTAAATTTTTTAACTGTTTCATAATGTCTATATTTAAATTGTTTTTCTATGCAAATATAATCATTTTTATTTTTATAGAAAAATATATCAAAAGAATTTTTAATCAAAAGGGAGTTCCCAGTTCCTGTTTTGTGATAGGTTTTATCATAAGCAGTGATATTGAGAACTCCCATAACGGCAAATGAAAGAAAGTGATTAAGTTTTGGTATTAGTATAGTTCATCTGCCAGGCTTGGTTCTGGGTTATCAGGTTCTTTTTCTTTAATTACGCATTCGTTACATTTTGTAGAGGATGAGGCTCTAGTGAATTTCTGATATGTGAATTGTTTAGTGTCCTCATCATAGGCAAATCTAAATAGCCCCTTACGAGTAATTCTCTTTCCGTAAGTTTTCTTTAGATTGTTATACCAGTCCATATATTCCTGAGGAGATTTAAAGATTTCTTCTTTGCCCTCTTGATCAGGATCTTTGCTTATGGGTCTTACCCTCCAGTTAACCTTAATCTGATCAGGTAACATAGTTAGAGATAGAAAATATCTTGTCCAAGTACCTAACATAATGTTTCCAGTTTCCATCTCAATTGTAGAGGGAACCATTAATTGTGGAGTATACCAGTATTTTCTCATGATATAGAAAAGTTAAGTTGGAAAATCCAATTGTTTTTATCAAGTTGATTGAATGATATGAAGGTACCGTCGTTATCTGTGAAAGCATTCATGAATTCAATAGCAGTATCAGCTAATTGTCCCTTATAGGGATTAGTATCAGCGGTTATTGCCGATTCAAAGATGAAGGTATAGTATGCCGTATCCTCTATTTGAACTTGGTTAATATCCAAGCAATTGAGTTTGTAATCCTCCTCTAATCTGATTAGAAGTTCCATTAAGAGATTACAGAGATTGCCCTGTTCATCAGAGTCAAGTTCAAATGTAGATTTCTTTTCTAAGAAATTACGAACTACCTTTAGTGTTTGGGAGTCGTTGTAAGTTACTGAATTTTTCATAATGTCTATATTTAAATTGTTTTTCTATGCAAATATAATCATTTTTATTTTTATAGAAAAATATATTCTTTTATTTTTATATGGAGCTGAGGATATAAGAGAGGTTACTTGTCTTCTTCAGTTCATCGAAAGCAATAGATAGGCAAGATTCCTTATCGGCAAGAGAAGGAACTTCGAATTTACTAAAGAAATCCCTTATCGAATTGAACTATTAAAAAGTTTACCGATTGTAGTTGATTTTTCATAATTCTGTATCTTTTGTTTTATCGTTAATGAATAATTGAATTTCTCGGTGTATGATGTTTGAAACTACTGTTCGATCTTTAGCAGTTTCTTCTATCTTGGTTATTTCTGCTGAGACAAAAGCAGCAAGGAAATCAGCAGAATTCTTGTAATAAGCTGCCCATTCTTTTATCCAGTTAGCCTCTAAGTAATACCTGTAATTACCAAAAAGATCTTCAATAGTGAGATTAGTGTTAGCATAGGGGCTAACAAGATTCCTAATATTGCATAGCAGATCGACATATTCTTCTGGTATTCTCAAAGACCGAGGAATATCGTCTAAATTTGATATATCGGGTATGAGATGAGTTTTATAAAGTTGTTTTAGGGGATTCTGATATCCTAAGCTTAGGTTAAGGGCTTCTTTTTTAGAATATAAAAGAGAGAAAAAGTACATAAATCTGTAGTACATCAAGTTTGGTACTAGGTCATATACTTTGTAATATTTCTGATAGTCGTTATAAAGCTTGATGTAGATCTCATCCTCGAATATTGCAAAGGTTCTCAACATGTAAGGGATGTGGAACTCTAGGTCATTATAGAAATCTGCGAATCTGATATTCTTCTGATCATCCAGGTAAAGTAAGTTCTTGCAGTACTTTAGTTGTTGTTCTGGTTTTTTCTTGAATAAGTTCATGTGATTAAAATGTAAAGTCAATGTATATCTTTCTTGTTCCCTTGAGAAATTTTTCGTGATTTGAGTCATCATACTTATGGCAAGCATAAGTCTTAGATGATTTATCGAAATGGTCTCTTACCCATACTGGAGCAGTATCTGTGGGATTCAGTTTAAAATATGTACCTTGATTAACTTTGTTAATCGTGGTTTCTTTGTAGGTTGGTTTTAATGTTTCCATATTTTGTCTATTTTTAAATTGATATGCAAATATAATTCTTTTTATTAAATTATGCAATAACCCCATAAACATAGAGAAGCCCCGATTATAGATGTCGGGGCTTAGTTTATTTAGATAAGAATCGGGCCGTAAATGGAGTATCATCCTCTTCCTCCTCTATTTCTTCATAGGGTATTAGTTCTGGGTCCTCTTCATCTGGATCAATCCTCATTTCTATTTCTCTTCTCAATTCATGATGTTCTCTTGAAGAAGCTTCTAATGCTCCCTTATAATCATCGGTTATCTGAGCTAATTCCTGCTTATTGATGTTAAGACCTTCTTTACTAACATCTACTCCCTCTTGCTTAGTAGCAACCACTTCAGGCAATGAACTAAGATCATATTTAGCTTCTAAGAGTTTAGCTTCTTCTGTTTTATCTTGAATCTTTTGAGATTCTAAAATAATCTTTCTAGCTTCCTCTATACTAATGCCTTGTTCTTGCTGAATATTGTTCTGTTGATTGAATTGATTGAAGATATTAGTAGTACCATTCCCAGTGAACCCTCTTATCAATGATTGAAGAGAATTAGTAGAATCCAGCTTCATTTTCAAAGCCTTGTTCAATTCAGCAGAAATAAAGGGCATATACTTCCCACCCTGTGAATCTCTTAATAGATTAACCTGATGAGATACTTCCATTCTATCCTCTAATACCCATGCTAATTGTTCTCCAAGTAAGGCTTCTATAAGGGCTTCTTGTTTATCCTTATCCCATATCCTACTTGACAGAAGTCTATCTCTCATGAATACTCTTATTTGATTAACATCTATCCCTAACTTATTAGAGAAAGTGTTAATATCATAAGTAACACCACAAAGTACTCCATTACCCAATAACCATTGATTTATAAGGTAATTTTGTACTTTTAATAAATCCTCAGGCTTTTGGGTTTTCTGATACTCTAATGCAAGAGCAGTAGTTCCCATTGGTCGAGGAAATCTCTTTATTTTATCTTTTCCTTCCATATAAGTGAGCCTTTCTTATATCTTTAGATTCTTCATATCCAATCTTTTCTAAGGTATAACAGATGAAAGCGTTTATACTCTGATTATAGAAATATCCTTTATATCTATCCTTACCATAGAATAAACTAAAGGGTACACCAGAAAATAGATCCCTGGTGTAAATTAATTTCTCTTTCCCTATTATAGGGATTTCTAAACAAACCTTATAATCCGATGCCTTAAATTTATTGCCATGAAGATCGATTATTTCTCTTACCATAATTTGCTTTTTTAGGGTCCGAGGATTTTTTGTCTTGTTTACTATGGCTATTTAATTGCCTTTGCTCTTCGATCTTTTTTTGCATTTTCGGATATAACCTTCCCCTAAGGGGAACTACCTGAGTTGCAAAAAAGGCATTCCATAATTTTTGTGATAGAGGTTCTCCAACTTTGAGTTCTGATATTGCCCAGAATTTAGATTCGAAATTCTTCACTATTTCCCTGAATCGATAATAATATATGATACCAGATTTATTATCTCTTCCGATAGTAGTAGTTTGGCAATATTCTAGAAATTCTTTACCTAATTCGGATATGAATTCTTCCCTTTTAAAATCAAAGTTCTCTTGATCTAGTTTGAATAATTTTACGTAATCGATTGCTTCCATATAGGTTTAGTGATTAATTAACATTATAGGTCTGGGGATTTCCTCATCTGTGATTTGGAATAAATATCCCCTTATATCATCCTCATAGTATGAAGACCAATAAGTTCTCCGGATTCTAAAATTATCTAAGATTGCCCCTTTGGGGATTCCAGTAACGAATAATCGATGTCTGGGCATTATGGGAGTGATTTCGAATTTACCATCTTTAAAGTTACCAAGAGTACAATAATCTGGCATATTACCAGTGAATCCGGTAGGTTGTAATACATCTTGGATTAAAGCAGTTTGAGGTATTTCTCTTTGATTGCATTCGATGGTCAATTTCGATTTGCCTATATATAGGTCTTTAACTATTTCTCTAAACATCTGTATATGATTATGTGAGTGATACCATTCTTTTTAAAGTAAGAGCCATCCTTAGAATGTTCCTCTAACTTTTTCAATTCTCTTCGAGATTCAGTACAAACCCTATCCGATTTCCTTAATATACCAAAAGCGTTATCCCATATAGGGGTCATAGGATCAACTGGCCCTGCATATATTACCTGATGCCTTGCCATAATTTGAGGATATTTGGATTTGTACTGGTATTTACCCTTGAGGTAAAGTACCTTATACTTTTCTAGATTTTCTTTTTCGTTTACCATTGGTTTTGTTGTTATCGATATAATCTGATATCTGATCTAATTGGTTTAAAACTAAGGCTTGTACAAATATTGATATAGGCCTGAAAAAGTAATTCCTTACATTCTTTGGATTGATATACCAATCGTAGATTATAAAGAACTTCTTGATCTTAGAATGCTTAAGTGATCTCTGAACTAAATAAGTCTTACAACATCTTTTATGTAATTCTAGCAGTTCTTTATCTTGCTTAAGCATCTCCTTTTCTGAGAAGATGACATAGTCCATTAATTTAAGGGATATAAGTCCCAGGTGAGTTCCCGGGACTTAGGTTAATGATTTATAATTATGCAACCTGCTCTGGTTTGAGAACCTTTTTCTTGAAGTCCTCATATTTCTTAGCAGCATCCTTGAACTCTTTAGAATTCTGATCCTTGATACGGAACATTTCCCGTTCAAGTCTATGTAATTCGTTTCGAGTTTGTTGTCTCCATTTCTTACGGGCAAGTGTATCAGTTATATCCTCAGGGTATACGTATTTCACTTCCCGATTGGAAATCACTTGTTCAATGATTGAGGGTTTTTGTTGTTGTTTTACTTCCTTGATGGTTTCTTCCTTCTTGGATTTCTTCCCCTTTGGTTTGAGTTCTACCAATTTAGCCTTAGCCTTAGAGAATTCTTTGGCAGCTTCTTTAGATTCTTCTACCAATTGTTTCTTGGTCTTTTGGCCTTTGGCTTTAGTAGTTTTTGACTTGGAAACTTGTTCCTTAACTTCGTTCAACTGATTAGCAACTAAGGTTGCAATAGTGTTTTCTAAATTCTTTTTCATAATGTCTATATTTAAAAGTGATTTGTTTTAATTCTCTATGCAAATATAAAAATAATATTTTATCCTACAAAAGAAAAATAAATTTATTTTCTAAATTCTAAGGTTAATCCTCAAGGAAATCGAAGATGTCATCAGAGTAGGTAATATTATCTTCGGGATCTGATAAGTAATCTTCCCGATGTTCTTCATAGTAATCAAAGATATTATCTACCTGTTGTTCTTTAGTGTAAAACTTACAATTTACTAGCTTACATTTACCTGGATTGTTTTTTAGGTATGTATAAGCTTCCTCTAAGGTTAAGGGCTTATCTGATAATACTTCAAAGGTTTCCTTTTTAGGTCCATTAAAGTGTATGTTTAGTTTATTACCAGATCTTTCTACTTGGGCATTTGGTGAAGTTTCTACTTCTACTAAATATCGATATTTCCGAGTTCCCTTTGGTTGAGAAATGATTACCTTTTTCCCTTCTACCCTGGGTGTATCAGAAATAAAAGCAGGAATTGCCTTAACCCTATTGCATTGGTGAGATCCCTTATCTAAGGTCCCAATGAGAATAGAGAAAGCAATTCCTGCTCCGATAATGGGCAATATGAGATTATTTTTGGAGTTCATATCCAGTTTCTTCAAATTTGCCCTTGATATATTGGTTTAAGTATTTGCCCTTAGAGGATGCCTCATGTAAGCCATTTGCTATATCATGAGGAACCTTATCATATCGATAAACTCTGTTGTTTTTAAAAGCTACCCATAATTCCTTTTGGGATGAGCTATAACCATATCCTTCTAAGTTAGAGGATTCACAAGGTATCATCTCTATTCCCAAAATTGATTCAACCTGTTTTAAGTAATCGTTCTTTTCCATGATGTCTATATTTTAAGTAATGTAATCTCTGGGTGATAATTGATTTGAATCTTATGAAGGAGTTCCCATGCTCCGCATACTCCCTGAGAATTGTCGATCAGCCATTCATCTTCCATTTTGAATAAGATATGTGAACATATCATTAGCTGATATTCATTGAGCATTTTTATGAAAGTAGGGTACCTTTCTATGGTAACATATCTTTCTATCTCTTGATCTAAGGCAAATTGAATCTCCTCATCCTCAATCTGAAGAAGGCTTCTGAGTAGTCCTTCATCGAAAGATTTATTAGCTTTCAGATCTTCTTTGAGAGAAGATAGTGATTCAATTTGAATACCAGCTATTAGCTTAATGATGTCCTTTGTTTCCTTGTCCATAATTAAAATTTTTCTTTATGCAAATATACTAAATTTATTTCTATATAAAATATCTTTTTATTAAAAACTGTGGTTAAGGAGGGTGTTACTTTCTCTGAATGACTTCTTCCATCTTTTCTTTGATTGAATCAGGGAATACAGCATCGCCTACCCATCTTAAGAAGAATTTAGAAGGTTTCTTATCTGGATTGAGCAATAGTTGTCTTTGTTCCGTAGAGAACTTAATACGTTCTGATTCAAGCATCCATTTGGGTAATTTAGTGAACTCTGCCTGAGAGAAAGAGATAGTTTTCTTACCAATTTGGGCCTTTAATGGTTTCTTTCTTTCCTTATACAAATAGGGAATAACCTTTTTCGAAGGCCCATTGAGGATACTGAAACCAAAGATAATCATTGGATCAAATTTATCTGCTTTTGGGTCCTTAGCACGTTTAATACACCTTGCCATCCAAGAGAACGAATTAGGATATTGCTTATTATCTGTAGCTTCTCCCACATCCTTTTTATTGAACTCAAACCCAGGGAAATGATAAAGGAAATCCTCTGTAAGGATAAATACAAATCCCAATCCTCTAAGGTATTTAATAATCTCTTGTTGGGTTTTACCCTCTTCAACCATTTTCTCTACATCTAAGAGAATATCCTCTCTTGGAGATTCTATTTCTTGAGTAGTAGAGTTAGCAGGTCTTCCTCTTCCTGCAGACGGTGCCTTTATTGGGAGATTACCAGATAATCTATCTAGATAATCTTTAAAATTATTTATTTCGGATTGATTAGTAAGAGTTACTTCTACTCTTATAGGTCCATTATGTTGTACCTTTGGACCGGAATTCATTTCTGTATAAGCATCTACCAATCTATCGGATAATGGAGTACCATTTTCTGACAGAGTAGTGATTCTGAGTTTCGGTTTAAATATTTCTTCTTTTTCCATAATGCTTTAATGATAAAAAGAAAGGCCTGAACAAAAGTGTTATTTGTCAGGCCTTTACTGTTATTAACGAATACTTAAAAGTATGGGAATAGAAAGGTTTTATTAATCTTCTTCTTTAGAGGCCTTCTTTTTCTTTTTGTCTTTGGCCTTTTTGTCTTCCTTCTTGGTAGAAGGTTTTTCTTTAGCCTTTGCCTTAGATTCCTTCTTGGAAGTTTCTTTCTTCTCTTTCTTCTCTTTTGGAGCATCTCCCTGAGCAAGTTTTCTTTGCTCCATACGATATTTCTTCTTTTCGGCAGAAGTCATTTCTCTACCATCGATAAGAGGATAATCATATTTAGTAGCTACTCTACCTGAACCCTTAGGTTCCTTTTTGTCTTCTTTGGCTTTTGCCTTAGATTTAGAGTTTTTCTCTTTAAGCTTAACGAGTTTAGCCTCATTAGCCTCATCACCTTCGGGATATTTAGCAGCAACTTTATCCCGTTCTTTGTTGAGCTTATTTACAAGTTCGGTAACCTTTTTACCATGTTTCTTGTCTTTGGTCCAATCCTTAGTAGGATCCAGGTTGTTCTCTTTGAGATAAGCTTCAAGAGCTGCCTTTGCCTTAGAAAGTTCCGGAGTCTTATTAACCGGTTTGTCTTTCTTCTTTTTCTTTTTGTCCTTAGTCATTGTAGTTAATTTATTGGTTAATTATTTCCCTATGTATAATCCCATAGTTATAATTTCCGAATATAAGTTTGGTTTTCCTTAATTTCTAGGATTTTAAGTTCTTCCTGATTTGATATAGATATTATCTCTAAAACATCTCGAATATCTTGTTCAGATAAATTGTTAAAAGATGCCTCATATAAATTAGACCCCAATTGAAATTTTACATCTGTTCTAGTACCATGTATTAAATTTTTTAGAGATCTAGAGATACCAGAAAGTTTTCTCTTAAGGTATTTAATATGAAGAGAAAGAGATTGGTATTTACCCTTGTTGCCTTTCCTGAAAGCAAGGCTCATTTGATATTTAGAGTATTCTAAGTCTTTTAGAATTACTGAATACTTTCTTATGAGTTCTTTGAGTTCCATTTGGGTCTTGGTATTGGATTGGGTATTTCTTGATCGGATAGCATTTCTTTTGCTTCTTCAATGATTAGAGAAGCAAGTTCTTTCTCTTCTTCATTTAAAAATTCTAGTGCATCAGTATAAGTATTTACTAGATTATCCAAAGCAATGATAATAATATTCTTTCTGATTTCGTATTTATCCATAGGAAGCAGTATTTAGATAAAATAAAAGCCAACTACCTATCCCAGGCAATTGGCTTAAAAGTGAAGACAAAATGTAAAATAATTAGTGTTATGAACTAAACTCTTTATGCAGACAGATCAATTATTAATCTTCTGATTCCTCTTCAGAGTCTTCCTCTTTCTCCTTCTTTGATTTAGGAGAAGTGATAACTCCGTGGCCTTTCTTTGACTTAACTGTGAAATTGCCCGGAACAAAAGCCACTGAAGTAGAGATTGCTTTACCATCCGTAACCAAAACGGAAGTAACTACTACTCCCTGATAGCCTTCTTTGTTCTTTACTGCATAGCCGTAATTCATTACCTTGCTCTTGTCATCGATAGCAATAACATCGACCTGTTTGCTATTCGGACGTTGCTCAGCCGGACGGTTTTTCAAAGCTTCCATTCTTGCCTTACGTTTTGCTTCTTTTTCTGGATCTTTCTCTTTAGAACCCTTTTTCTTCGGATCTTCTTTCTTTGATTTTGTTGCCATAATAGGTTTGAAATTATTAGTTAATAATGATAAGTAAAACTTCTACGAAATGTAATAGTTAAAGAGGTAGCAGAAAATACCCACTACCTCTAAATTTTCTTTTTAAGATTTATTTTTTACCTTTGCCCTTTGCTTCTTTCTTTGCAGGGAGTTTGAGGCCCAATTCTTTGGCAATTGCCTTACGAAGCTTTTCGATTTCGTCTTCGTCGAAGTCATCGGGATCAGTGTCAAGATCTTTGTCGTCGCAAACTTCTTCCAATTCTTCGAAGTCCATTTCAGCAAGAGCCTCACCGGTCAAATCTTCTTCCTCTTCTTCCTCTTCTTCCTCTTCTTCCTCTTCTTCCTCTTCTTCCTCTTCGGAATCATCATCATCATCATCATCATCATCATCATCATCATCATCATCATCATCCGATTCCTCTTCGTCTTCTTCCTCTTCGTCTTCCTCTGATTCAGAACCAAAAAGGTCTTCTGCTTCCTCGGCAGTCAAAGCAATCGGAGCCGGAATGATTTTGATTGAGCCATCTTCGTACTTGATAATAATTGTACCATTTACTTCTGTTCTAGAAACTTCTTTCAGTTCTACTTCTTTTTTCTTCTTAGCCATTTTCGTAATGTTTAAGTTGGTTAATAATATAATTAATTAAACTGTGATTAATCGTTTCCGTTTTATAAGCTTAACATACCCAGAGTTTAATAATTCCTCCTGAGCAGTATTAAATTGTGTTATATCTTCAAGAACTGTATTTAACTGTTCTTTAGAAGTGATATTTACTTCTTGACTACTAAGAATTTTATCTCCTTGATAAGTAGCTATCTTAAAGACTTTTCCTTGATAAGGGTCAAAATCCTTTCTCTTAAAAATTTGAGGTATATCATTCATAGCTATATTTAATTTTAGTTATTCCGGGAATACCAACCTTTCCGAAGCATTCGGTATAAAATTTGTATTTCCCTTTTTTCATTGTTTTATAGTTATCAGCTAATCGAATTGGGTAGACCCATATTTGATTTTCTATCATCCGATTGGTCATTATATAAGCATAAGCTTTTCGAATTTTAACTTTTTCTAAAGATACAAAGCCTTGAAATAAAAGAGCTTTCTTAAGAAACCTTTCTTTTGGAAGATACCCCACAAATTTAGTATTTGCCTTATCGAATAAATCTAATAGATCCCTCTGGGCTTTTATGAAAAGTATCTTTTGCATCTTTACCCTCCCTTGGTAGTATTTCCATAAGAAAAGGGCTAATGACCCAATTAAGGGAGGGTAATTAAGAAAGTTCCGATCAAATTCTACTTTCTCATTTTGAGGTAATCTATTGTAGATTCTGTAAGATAGAATTACGGACCTGTATTCTCTTTCGTTTAACTGCTTGGGCAGAGATCCCTTGCCGTTGTCCATATAATTTTCTCGCATACCTTTTATCAAATTCTTGTTTACCCTTAGAATGAAAAACTCTGTGCATCTGTATCATGAATCGTCTTCTTCTATGTTTATCAACCCTATATTCGTCTGGTATAATAAACTTCCTAGCTTTTACTAATTTACCCTTAAAGTAAAATTTTGTAGTTCCTTTAAAGTGATTCTTCCCATTCATATCTTGGGCTTTCTTAAGGCCTTGCCTTAGGAGTTTCCTACCTGAGATAATATGAATATATTGAAGAACATCTACTCCATAAAGGTAAATCAGAGTTCTCTTTATATGGGATCTAGTAAAATAGGGGATAGAAGTAAGATGCTTCCGATATAATTTCTTTTCGGTTATATATTTATTGGTAGTATCTGGTCTCCAAGTCCAAAAATAATACCGATCGGGTTTTATCTCTTCCCTACTACTTTCCTTTATCTTTACCATTCAATTTCCTTTTTGCAGTACGGTACCAAAGATTTATGGATTTCTCGTTTGCTTCTGGGAATTTCTTTTTCATTCTTCGAATTATTCTCTCTAATTCGTACCCCTTTGAAGTTAATTCCCATACGTAGGATTTTTTAGTACCCTTTATGAGGTTAAATTCATCCCTTTCTCTGGGTGGTTTCTTTTCTCTGGGTTTCTTTATTCCAGATACTCTTCTTGTTTTTCTTTTTCCATCTTCTCCTTCTTCTCCCAAAAAGCCAAGTCTTAATTTTGAACTTCTTAGGGGATCATCTTTTGCTAATCCTGCAGTTTCTAGTTGCCTATCCATCCAATCATCGTATTCATTAATAAGATGTTTGTTTGGTTTCTCTTCTGAAGTATTTGTCCAATTGATTAATTGGAATACTGAAGCAGAACAAGCATCAGGAAAGGGCATTCCCAATATAACTGCCTTTCTTTTTAAGTCCCGATAGGTTTGATTCCTACCTGCAGCTCCGAGAAAATTAGATTTCTCTTTAGAGGGAACGGGTTTATCTTTTTTCTTCTTTACCATACTTTAAAAGTGTTTTAAATTTTTTCGATATGCAAATATATAAAGATTAATTCAAATATAAAATTAATATCACTATTTTTTATATAATAGCTGGGGATTCACTCGTTCGGTACCAGTTGATTTGGGTTTTCGTGGTTTTCTGGTTTTATGAACATTATAGGCAACATCCATTACCTTTACGTTAAAGTCAATATTATTTACCTGGTTATAATTAATTGCCTTTTGAACACAGTAACGATATTCTGGCCAAAACTTTTGCCCTAATTTCACATCTCCAGTTTTATCCATGAATTTAGATACCATAAAACCAAAAGTATCCGCATCATCTTTTTCTTCAAATACATACATGTAAAATCTACTAAACTCTTTTACTACTTCCTCTAAAGGCCTTACTGGGAGTAAGAGATAACCATCCGTATATAATTCCTGAGATATTAAGCATACCCAGTATTTCTTCTTTCCAGGTTTTACTTTATATCGGAATCTTTCTTTTACTTTAGTGTGCATCCATTCTGGTACTCTATTTAAAAGGTATCTGATATAGATCTTATCCTTTTTATTCAATCTCCTTTTGAATGCAGATGGCTGTTGTAGCATTCTTGGAAGAATACGAGAATTATTCCATCTATCATATTCAAAGATTAACTTAACAGTATCCTGATCCCAGGGGTCTTCTGATTCTCTTAACCTTTTCATATTCCTCATTATATTATGAGTATTCACCTTGGGCAATATCTGAGCAGCATCACCAGAATATAAAGCCGCTTCTCTTCTCTTTAATCTCTTTTCTAGGCATCCCTCTATATAATCTTGAAAATTCCTTTCACAGGGGCAATCTGGTCTGAATATAGAAGTCCTTTTCTCAAAAAAATCCGAGAAAAGCCTAAAGAACTTCTCAGACCTTTCTCGGATTTCAAGATACTTATAATGAGACAACTTTAAAATCTCACCAGCTTCCCAAGATGACTTATTTTCGGATAATTGAAGGAACAGAGATTGTTGTTCTTTTTGGGTTAAACAGTCCCATGCTTTCTTTTGAAATTCATTCATATCAATTTCTCCTATACGCCATTATGTTATCAATTTCTTCTGATGTAATCTTATTTGGGTCAAATTCTTGCTGATTAGCATAGAGTTTATCTGGATCACAATTTTGATATACTGAATACAGAACATTATCAAAGGGTAATTTCAATTCCATCTTACCACATTCGGGATATAACAATAGCTTCACTAACTTATTATTATAATCTACATCTATCACAGTAGCATCCACTCCCTCATAGGGGTATCCCTTTAATACTAAGTAATCTCCAGGATGTATGTTCATCATATCCTCAACGGAGTATTTCTTATTCTCTCTTGCTAATTTCTTAAATCTTCTAACATCCTTTCTTGAACAAGTGGCCACTAAAGAGAAATCATCGAAATCTTCTGAGTTATCTATCCTAACTTTTTTCTTTCTTGGATGTAAAGTCTCTGTAGCTTTTAACCAAGCCCTTATACCAGAAATATTCCTTTTTAGTTTATTAAGAAAGGGTCTAGAATAAGCAAACTCACTGGGCATTTTAATGAAACCATAATTAAATAAGATGGGTATTTCTTCGAATTGCATCTTGCCTTTGTGAGTTTTCTTTAACACGTTTACCATTGGGATAATGGCTTTTATATTTTTATACCCCTTCTCTTTCAATTCATCATTGATCCGAGAGCAGTATTTCTTCTCAATATAAAATATACAGTATACATAAGGGGTATGTTTTTTCATATCTTTAAGAGTTTTTAAGGATTAGCTTAGCTTGTTTATGTACTAACTTATAACTGATATTCTTTAGTATATCACTAGCCATGAATACATAAAGAATTTCACCTATTTTTGGTACATCAATCACCATAATAGGAGCCTTATCGAATAGAGGTTTATAGAATACAGAGGATAACTTCTTTCCCACTACAAAGAAAAATTCTTCTGAGGGCATTGAGTTATATCTCATACATAATATAGGAACTTTATTTGCTCTTTTAGCATCTTTAGAAGCTTGTTCCCAGAATTTCAATATATCACACCCCTTATTACCTAAGAGAATGTGTTCGAATTTAATCTCTTTGTAGTTTTTACATTCTACAGATATTTTACACCTGTGGGCATGTCTCTCATCCTGACACATAACGTCTGAAGACAGATCCCTACTCTGATGATTTGCACCAGAATAGGGTGTTCTGCCGAATTTGAAAGAAGTCCATTTAGTAAACCATTTTGAGACTTTGAGTTCAAATCTTGAGCCCTTCTTTTTACTATTTGCCATAAGTTCATTGTCTTGTTTTAAGGGTTATATATCCTTATAGTAATTGATACCTACTTAGGCCATTGACTTTTTCAACTTGCAGGATTTTAGTATTACCTAATGGTAATGAATCATGGTGGGTGATTAAGAAAAGGGTTTTATCCGAGAATGTATGCCGTATAAGAGAGATTACTACTTCTATATTATCAGAGCTAAGTGATTCAAATACTTCATCAAGGAAGGCAAGGTTAATGCCTTTAGATGCAGTAAGAGCTTCATTCATGGCAAAAGCCATTGCTATATTACAAATTTGTTTTTCTCCGCCTGATAGTTCATCATAATCAATTATTTGCCCATCTCTTTCTATTAGAGTAACAAAATCCTTTCTAGCAGTACCCAGATCAATAGTAAACTCTACCCTAAAGCCTAATACCTGAGCATATCTTTCTAAGGTAGAATTTAATCTATCCAATGAAGAATCAAATAAGTAAGCTTTTATACCATTATTACCGAGAGGATCATCTATCAACCAATTATAGTTCTCTAACTCTAATTCTTTATTGTGAAAATCCTCATCAACTTTACGTAGTTTTTTCCTAATATCCTTAAGCTTTTGTTTATATTTGGGAGACATGACCTTAAGTTTTTCCTGTTTGAGCTTAGCTAGATCTTCATCAATATAAGCAATATCAGAAGCAATATCATCACAATCGGATTTTAATTTCTTATACCTATCATTTACATTACTAAGTTCTTCTAATCTTTCTAAAGCCTCATGATATTCTTTATCGTATTTATCAAGGTCAGAGAATGCCTTATATATTGATTTAGCATCTCGTAATGCACGTTTGTAGTGACCAGATTCTAACTGTATTACTAACTCCTTGATTACTTTCTTAAGTGGTACATTCGATAAATTCTTGGCATCTTTTATTTTACCTCTCAGATCAAGGATCAGATGGTTTTGCCTTTTAATTTTAACTTGAAGAGAAGTATCTACCTCATCCTTAATCTGTTTCTTTTTTTCGATTAGGAGTTTAGTTAACTTCTCTCTATCTTGCTTGAGTTCCCTTTTCTCTTCTTTTATTTTTTGCTTGAATGATTTCTCTCTATCTCTTAAATCGAAGTAAGCTTCCCTATTAGTGTCTAGTTCTCTCTTAAGTAACTCTGATTGATGTTCTACTTCATTTACCTTTGCTATTAAGTTATTTTTATCTTGCTGGGCAATTCCTTTTGCAAGGTTTAAGAACTCTAAATCGAATACTTCCTCGAATATCTTTTTCTTATCAGAATTCGACTCTTGTATTAATCGTTTAATACCCTGACCAAACATTATAGAGTTCATGAATAGAGTGTAAGATAATCCTACTTCTTTACAAATTTCATCCTGGATTTGATTCTTGCCCTTTACACTTACTAACTCATTATCTTTTAGGAATATAAGCCTATCGTTCCCCTTTGCTCCATCCTCAAGGATTCCCTTATATTTCTGACATCGAATTATCTTAAACAAATGAGAATCTTTCTGAAAATAGAGTTCTACCATAGTTCCCAGATAATCCTTAGGTCTAACTGATTCCCAAGTACTCACATTGGACACTCCCTTTAGGTTTTTACCATATAATGCCCATACTAATGAAGATAAGATAGAACTCTTCCCTTTACCATTAGTTGCTTTAATTAGTACTGTACAGTTCGTATTCAGCTGTAAGTGTAAATTTTCAATTGAACAAAATCCTATGGCATTTAGTGTAGTGAATGTTAACATGATTCGGCCTTTTTTAATGTTTCAATTAGTAGCTTAGTTTTAACCTCATCCTTAATACCTTTTTCTTTTAGGTACCTTTTTGCTAGTACTTTTTTAGATAATTGCTTAGTTATTTGATGGTTAGTATTTACTTGTATACTAGATTTTTTAGGTAATACCGTATAATAATTGCCATCATCTTTAATCTCATCTTCAGATTCTACATCAACAAATTTCGGAAACCCCTTTAATTCTACAAACTTCATAGAAAGATCAGAATAAAGTTTCCAGTATCCAAGTTTACAATCTTTATCAGTTCTCCTTTGTTGTAAAGGAGCCCCAATCATATAAACCTTCTTTGATAACCTTTGGGGTTTATGTATATGGCCACATAATACTAAATCAAATTTATTCAAGATATTCACATTCAGATTTTCTACTGAATTTATTTCTCTCCCATCCGTATCCTTAGCACCAGGATAATCAGTGTGTAGTAAAAGAATACTCTTTTTATGTTTATCTAATTCAATCTTCTTTAGATGATCACTTAAACCGATATTATTATCTATATAGGGTAAACCATATACCATAATATCCCTATGAGTTAAAGATAAGGGTGTTTTCCCATAATCTAGTATCTTTAACCCATACCTTTCTACTAAATAAAGCCAACTAAAAGGTGGCATACCAATCTTACTTACTTTCTTGATATCGTGATTCCCGGAGATAGCTAAAATATTCAGATTACCCAGTTTATTAAATTCCTTGTAACATATCTCATATAATTCTTGATCCATAGATTCTGCCCTATGAAATAGATCTCCACAAAATAAAGCTGGGCAATTATACTTCTTACATAAACCATGTATAGTCGACAGAACCATGAAATGATTCAGGGTTCTTTTATTATCCTCATTAAATTTAGCATAGATATTCAAATGCAAATCCGAGAATACTATTGCTATTACTTGTTTCTGTTTCTCCATATCCTATTAATATGATAATCGATTTGTTCTTTTCTTTCTCCCAAATCCAAACTTGATAGACATACAGTAGGTACTTCCCAATTTGCAAGCAATTCACTCATAAGGGAAGATATTTGAATCTGGAAGTACCTGTTGAGTATTCTTTTACCGTTCTCTTCTATATTCCAGCCTCTATAGTTCTCTAGATTCAAAGGGAGAAATATAGCTAGATCACATTGCATTTCCATTAATGTTTGACATTGACAGAAAAAGTGTTCCATCTCACATTCGGGGAGAGATTTCGATTGTTTATACCAAAAATAGGCAGCTAAATCGGTATAACTTCTATCAGTAACAAATTCCTCTTTATCCTTGAATAATTTGTTCCTCAAATTCAATAATTGAAAATCAGATTTATACATGGCTTCTGATCCCAAAGATAATATCTCTATATGGGATAAATCTCTAGTAGCAGGTAATAGATCTGTCATACTACCCGAAATAAAGGGTAATCCATATTTCTCAGATATATACTTTGCTAAAGTTGTTTTGCCAATTCCTGATGGGCCTACAAACATAATTCTCTTACTCATGGTGTAATTCTTTAAAGGGTTGAATAAATTGGTCAGTTAAGAATGAAGATAAGGAGTATTCTACACATACCTTTTTAAACTTATCATACTTAAACTTCTTTTTCGATTTAAGTGGTAATTTCTCTAATGGAATATTCCTTACGAACCAGAAAAGGTCTATTAACTGTTCATTTCTTCTCCATATCTTCAGATACTCTTTATTCTTGCTTTGAGCAATAAATTTCTCAATTCTACCTTCATCAAGGATTTTTCTTGCCTTCACTGGTCCTATACCTGGAAATCCAGAAATATCATCGGAAGTATCCCCAACCATTGCTAGATATTCTACAGTCTCATGAGCATGATATCCAAATAGATCTTTACAATTCTCTACTCGGATCATTTCATCTTTTCGAGGATTATATATTCGAAGATTCTTATTCAATAGCTGATTAAAATCCTTGTCCGAAGAAATCAATATTATCTTTTCTGATTGGAATTTTTTGATTGCAAGGTATGCTAAGAAATCATCTCCCTCATATAGAGTATTATTATTCTTATCGAATATATAATTTATTCTTAGCATACCCAGCATTTTCATTATGATTGCCTTTTGACTTTGCAAAGATTCATAATCAACTGAGATATTTTTCCGATGCCCCTTATAGTTAGGTAATAATTTCATCCTTACTGGAGAATGCCCATTATCAAATGAAATATAAACTTCATCTGGTTCAAACCTTGTAAGATACATGTGTAGTGATTTGAAAAATCCAAATATTGCTCCACTGGGTTTACCGTCAGTTGATTTCAGCTTCTCGAACTTGTGAAAACTTTGATGCAAGATGTTTTCACCATCTATAAGTAGTACAGTTTTTTTCTTATTCATAGAAACTCATTTTTAAAATAAAGATAGCTTCTCTACATTTTACCCAATCTCCTATTAGGAGATATTTTATAGCTTTTACGAAACCGTTCTGATAAGTCCAGATAGATCTATCTAAACCTCTAAACATATCCAAAATACTCATCTGAGATATATAAGTCTCAAAGTATTCTTCTCCGTTCTCTAATAAGGATGCTTTTGAAACAATGTCTGGCTTTAGATCTATTGCCATATCACATATATGTATGGCTTTTTCTAAATCTTGTTTACCATTCTTATTAGTATGTCTGGATACGTATTTTAATATTTCTCCCTGAAACCAGTTAAGGTTATATTTTACCATTAAATGTACTGGTTCAATCTCAAATTGGTAATGAGTACCTCCAACTTGATTAGTGTTATTGCTTGTTTTCATCCTCTAAACCTAATTCAATAAAACTTCTTGAATCTTCTCTTTACCCAGATAAACCTCTAAAAAGTTCTCCGGTGAGCTATACTCATCAACATACTTAACCTTAGGTTCTATTCTTAGATTCTCTTTAAGGTATTCCTTGATAATTTTCTCTATTCCTTCTATCTCTTCTTTATTCATCTTCCTCCTCCTCTTCTTCATCTACTTCCCCTTGAACATCCTCTACTGGGAATAGGTTAGTATTTAATGACTCTAGTTTCTTCTTAGTGGTTCCAATAGTATTTATACCAGCTTTTCTTAATAGCTTACGTCTTAATTCATCATTTTCTTCTAGTAAAGCTAAAAATTTCTCTTCTCCTCTACAGAGAGTTTCTCCTTTATATTTATAAACTCCTCCATTGGATTTTTCTAGAATCTCCTCCTCTATAAGGATCTCATTTAACCAATATATCTTATCAAAGCCTACGTCATGGTATTTAGAATTATTATATACAGGAGCAGCTTTTATAGTCCCTCTCGGTGGAGCAACCTTATTCTTCATTGTACGGATCGAAGTTACTCTACCAATCTTTCTTTCTTTCCCTTTTATCTTCTTTGTTAGGGATTTACCTCCATACAAACCTATTCTTTGAGAAGCATAGAATTTTAAAGCAGCTCCCCCAGGAGTAGTATCGGGATTTTCAAACATACCCGCTTTTAGATTAGTACGTAGTTGATTAATATAGATCTGGGTTACTCCCAAAGAATATAACATTTCATTTCTTATACGGAAATACTTATATATGGCTTTTGCTCTATTACCCATATCAGCAGAAGCATTACTCATCTCTGAGTTAATATTAGTTTCTGTGTCCAAAGCCGAAACCGAATCCAGAATTAATAATATGGGTTCGTTATTTACTAATTGGCTTCTCCAATATAGTGACATGGATGCAACCCAATCGGATATTTTTTCTATAGCAGTTTCCCTATAGATAATTACCCTACTTAAATCTAACCCATTAATCTTAGCCCAAGAATTAGTAAATGATTGTTCAGCATCTATCCACAAAACTACACCATTTAAGTACTGGCATGAATATGCGAAATCGTATGCCATTAGACTTTTACCTGATGATTCAGTACCAAATAATTCGAGTATTTTCCCATAGGGGATTCCTCCACCCAGAATATAATTAAAAGCTAAAAATCTTGAAGGTAACCAGGGTAACTTAGAGTCATCTTCTTCTGAAGCTATAGAAAAACCTGAGAATTTCTTCCTCATCTCATTCAGAGAGGGTACTTTTATTTTCTTCCTTGCCATAGTTCTTTAAATTTATACCTTATTATTTTATTTATCATAGATTTGTTCGTATTGAACATCTCGGCTAATTCCATAATACTAACACCATCACAATAATAGTCAAACAACTCTGGTATTTCTTTATTCACCCATCTAGGGCATTCTTCCCCCTTTTGTTTTCTACCATCTACTACCATCTGAGCCATATTCTCTTGGTGTGTACCCCAATAAAGATTTTTATAATGATTATTTAAAGGATCATTATCCTTATGACATACACAGGGTTTATTATCTGGATTTGGTACCCAAGCTAATGCCACCAACCTTGATACCGAGTATGATTTATTTCGTATCTTTACTCGTTTGGTACTATAAGTTGGAGTTTTAATCATTATCTTTACTTTCCTTTCTCTCCATACCTTCCCCAATTTACCGGCATCATTCCCGTTAGGTATTATCCGTGAGTATATCTGACCCCTTTTAGAAATGTAATATCCTGGACATCCAGGTATGTTATCATACTTAGCCATAATGTAAAGTATTTAAATAAAAAGAGAGGATAACCGAACGAATCTAATTACCCTCTCTACCCAACAACAAACATGAGTTACTAACACCAATTAGATATCTGAACGATATTTTCTTTTCTTTTTCTTTGGTTCTTCGTCTTCCATATAGTGATCCTTATGGATTCCCTTTTTCTTCTTTTTCTTTGGTTCTTCATCCTCATCATCACCATGATCTTCTTTTAAGAATTTTGCCAAAATCTCTTCTAGTTCTTCATAGGACTTAATTTGAGAACGAACTATGGATTCCAAATCCAATTGACCCTGATACTTCTTGTCCAATTTAGTAGGTTTGCACTGAGTAGCAGAATAAGTGGTATCAAATTTACCAGAACCAGATCTCTTGATCTTAATATCATATCCAGTTTTATAATCAGTCATATCACCGGCCTCGTCTTCATCGAGGTAAAGGTCAATAATATCCTGATATACAGATGATGGTACTAATACTCCCTTATCCTTACCTTCATATCCAACTTTAGTACCTTTCTCATCATCATAAACGATTCCGCCAATAACATATCTTCTACGGGGTACTATCAGTTTAGCAAGGTTCTTATCATCGTCATCCTTAGAATTTTTCAATTCCTGGTATTTTTCCATGAAAGGGCATGGTTCATCAAAAGTAGCTGGAGATATTACTCCTCCAAGATCTCCTCCCAAATAGAATTGAACAATTTCTATTCCCAATTCTTGGTCATCACCCGGAGATTTAATTCTCATTCTAAGTGTTCCCTCTTTGGGATATACTAATCCCCCTCCGTTTCCTCTGGATTCTAATTTCTTCTTTCTTGCAAGCATCTTATCTCGAGTAGAACTACCCTCTGAAGAAAGCTTTTTCTTTTTGTCTTTTACCATAATATTTAAAATTTAATTGTTGTTAGCCTCTGAATAGATGATCTCATTCAAACTTAACACTGTAACGATATTCTTTTCTAGAATATTCTTTACAGATTCTGGCCAATCCGGTCTGATCTCAAATTCCAATTCTTTACCAGCATACATACCGTAAGTAACTACTCTACCAACCTCCGTAAGATCGGTATAAGTTTTATATTCTTCAGTTATAGTACCTCTTTTAACTACTACTCCCTTTCTGGGAACTCCCTCAGAAACAGTTCCGGGTATAATGATACCGGACTTGGTTGTGTTAATATCTTTCGGAGATAATATCAAAACCCGATTTTCTGTTGGTAAACCAGGTAGAGTTTTATTAAAAAGCTCTGCTACCATAGTTGAAATGAAGTTTAATGAGTAAATCATAATTGTATGTTAATTAATTAGTTATGTAATTGAATATAGTTATCTCTATCCTTTTCTAAGATTGGCATTAATAGTACGAAGTATATTTTCTCGTGACTCATAAGCTCTACATATAGCTATGAACTTATTTGATTTCTCTACAGCTTTCAAATACCTTTGATATAGTGATTTATATTTCGGATTTATATTTGCCTTATGAGATACATAATCATTGTTAAATCTCTCATTCGAATCCTTTATATAAACCCAAGCAGCAGAATATGCTTCGTCTTTTTCCCTTGCTAGTGCATCCCTTTCTTTTATATATTTATCTCTAAGAGAACAAAGTACATAATAACTAGAAGGAGACTCTCGTAGCTGAGAATTGATTATATTTTCATTAATAGATAATTCCTTTTGAATATCTATTTCGATGGTTTTACCTTCAAACTTAACCTTCAGTTTTTTCAGTTCTGTCTTCATAAACTTCCAATAGGTCTTTAAAGTCTTCTTTACTAAATTTACCTTTACTGATTGCTTTAGTAACTTGAGCAAAAGCAGTTTGATAAGCTAATTTCATACCGGGTAACTTAAGAAGAGACTTGTATACACTTAACTTATCTACTAAAGCCATTAATCTTAAATCGCATAAAGCATCGGTTCCTCCTCTATCTAATAATAATAGGAAAGCTGTCCAATAAATATGAGTAGCGTCCTCATAAGCTAATTTACCCTCTTCGTCTTTTGCCATTACCTTAAAAGCCATACCCTCTAAGGTATAAAGGTTTGATTGAAGTTGGGATATTTGGGATTTTATACGATTGAATAACATCTTCTCTGGTCCACTAATATGTAAATTCTTGGCATCTAGATATTTATTCAAGTCCTCTATGGAATAATTTAAGCATCCTGCTACCATATAGGTAAGTGCAGTTAATTGGCTTGCTTTTTTAAACTCTTCTTCTGTTGCCATAATCTCATAAATTTATATTATTTATGTAGACATAGTATCTTCTCTTTTCGCTTCTGTAATGGTAGATACTGAATCTAAATGCTTTAGATTAGTTTTACAATTTGGGCATTGTACTACCTTATAAATATCCCTATTTGATTTATCGTAAACTCTAAAAGTTTCACTAGTGTCATACTCAAATTCACAATCACATACTGGGCATTTAGCCCTCCATATTGTGGGCCCGTTTAAAATCTTTTTCATATTGCTTCATTTGTTTGTTAAATCGTTTCTTATATTCTGAAATAGGTATATGCTTATACTTCTTATGCTCTTCCATATATTCCTCTACTGAGAAATCTGGTTCTAGCATTTTCCTATAATCATATCCTGGGATAAAGGGTAATTCTTCTGCCATTGACCTACCTATGACAAAATCCATGTCCATCGTGACATCATCTATCTGAAAACCGAAGTAGGGCTTAGTTAAAGGATTCCTATAAATTTGCCACATTTCATATATGCTCCAAATATTTATATTTTCTGGCTTAGTAATCTGATAATTAGCATCATGTACCAAACATACAGATTTAGTAGATGGTAATTTACCCTGTCTCATTAAATAATATATGAGAATACTTCCGAACAGACACATATCTGAAGCTGCAGACTGGCAATTGCCAGTAATTAAAGTTCTATATCGTTTATCTTCACCGATTACTCTTGTAAAGAAAGCCCCGGATTTTACAG